ATATTGATAACCGCGCAAAGGAATATGGACAGCGCTACGTTACTCGCGAGCTTACTTTATTCGAGCTCATTAAAGAAATGAATAAAGAAAAGTATATCAAAAAATGGGATAAAGCCAATAACCGCTGGAAATTAATAAAAGTGATTGCGCCTAATCCTATGGTATTCAAAGTAATTAATGGTTTGAATATTGCGTATCAAAGATTTATTTATGGTCCCAAAACTAAAGCTAATATTGAACAGTTTCATGCTGAAGTTCAGTATGTACTTTCTGAGCGTAAAATTAATAGCGTAATTCCTGGAACCAAAGAATTGGTTTCTTTGGATAGTAACTATATTGATTATGAAGCAGTTTTAGAAATGTTCAAACGGGGTGAGTATACCGACCATTCTAATGTATTTGATGAAACTTTTGGTAAAGTAACTTCTGAAATGGAAGCAGCTCAAGATACTATTGACTACGTTACTAATAAGAAAGTATATACTAATCCAATTGAATCTATCAATAACGCTCTTAAAGAGACTGAAGCAAAGATTGCATTGCTGAATGAAGAACTGCGAACTAAACAATTTACTTCTCAGCAGGAAGCTGGTAAGCGCCGAGCTCTTGAAAATGCTCAAAATAAACTTAAACGTATACAAGCATTAAAAGAAGGTACTGCAGAAATTTTGAATAGACAAATTGAAAATGGTCCTAATACAGAAACTGTTGATACAGATGCTATTATAGATTTATTTGTAGATGATACTGTTGAGACTACAGAACCTGCAGAAGCTACGAATACTGAAAATATTCCAGATGATTTATTTGTAGATGAAGTTATGACAGATAATGATTCTGAAATAATGCCTCCATCAATGGCTGAACAGTCTATAAATCTCGAAGAATTGTTTGGTGAAGGTAGTGCTAAAGAAATGCAAAATCTTTTCAACATTTCTTCTAAGAAAAATGCTGAAAAAGTACCTCGTACTGATGAGCAAAAGTATGCGCCTAAAAATCCTGAACGTGGAAAGTTTACTCCAACTATCAATTCAAAACTTCTTAATAGACAGGGTATTGATGTTCGTAAGCTTCTCGATTATATTCCAAGTAAAACTAAAGATGTTGAAGTTGCTGGTGAAACTATTACAGAAAACGTCTTTAGTACAAACGAATACTTAAAAGAGAATGGTGAACTACTGAGAGAATTTATGCATAATGAAGATGCAGTAAAAGATTTTCTTAAATGGTATTCTTCTACGAACAATATGACTGAAGCTGAAAGAACAAATGCGGCAGTGTTACTTAACCAGATAGCTTCCAATCTGAATATTTCAAAAGAACTTAGAATTGAAGCAGCAAAAGCATTTTCTAAAATTAAGCGTACCGCAGGTCAACAGTTGTCTGTTGCAAGAAGCTTTGGATTAGCACCGCTCGATGAACTCAATGCTATTGCTGAACAACAGTTATCACTTTCTGACGATGAAATTAAGTCTTTGGCAAACCTTGCCGATATCCAAAAGAAAGCTATTGAAACTGGTGACTATGCAGCTTCTGATAAAGCAATGGATGATGCTCTTGCAATTCTTGCAAAACACTCTAACGAACTCGATTCCAGTATTAATCCTTGGAAAAAGGGATTGACTCTTGACGAAAAAGCTGTAAGATGGCACAATCTTACGCAAAGAATTACTTCTTGGAGATATTTTGCAATGCTATCTGCTCCAGCGACATTCTTCTCGAGAAACGTTGCAGGCAATGCTTTAATTACAGTAATGGATAAAGCTTCTGTAGGTATAGGCAATCTTATTGGTAAGATTAGAGACAGATTTAGCAAGACTAAAAATAATGGTGTCTATTATAAACGTACTAATGAGAAAGTCAATGCCGAGGCAACAGCTGCTGTTAAGAAACATTTACTTGACACTGGATTACTTGACTCCATTCTTAAAGGTACCGTTTCAAAATATGATACTGGTTATACTCCTCGTAAGACGAAACTTAGCGAGCTTGCATTCAATAACAAAAACGCGGTTGAAGATATTGATGCTGCTGATGCTATAGTTTTAGGCGATACGCTTAAAGAAGGTACTCCATTTGGTACCAGTAAAGTTGGTGGTGTATTTAACAAAATGTACAATTTCATATTTGGAGTAATGGATTCGCAAGATAAGAAATCTATGAAAAAGTATATGAAGCGTACAGTTGAGCAAATAGTATCTGATAATTTTACTGCAGATGATTATACTAAACTTGAAGCTGGTGATTTGAGTACAAAACAGAAATTCCAAGATATTATTGCATTTGCTCAAGAAGAATCTCTAAAAACCTACTTCCGTTATCAAGGTCCTGCTTATACCACAATGATGAGACTTCTTGCTAAATATCCTGCGGCTCAAGCTGTGTTTGCAACGATATTCCCGTTCCCGAGAATGCTGTTAAATACGATGAATACGGCTTTGAATTATTCGCCGATAGGGTTTGTTAAAGCCGTCTGGACAGCTAAACATGATCAAACGGTATTCAAAGATTTGAAAGTAAATAAGCAGTTGGGTCAGGCTGCAATAGGTACAGTTAGTATGGCAATAGGTGCTTTGCTTACTGCACTTGGTATGATCAAATTTGAAGATGATGATAAATATGGCGGCCCTCAAATTAACTTGTTTGATACTTTCAGAATTAGTCTTGAAGACCTTGCTCCAGCAGCTATTCCGTTCTGTATCGGTGCTTCCTTTACTGATGGACTCACATCAGGTTTCTGGAATGCAATAACTAACTCTGGTTCTGCATTGCTTGATACTACTATAATTGGTGAGCTTATAAATGTATTCGGTGGGAATAAAAATGCTCTTGATGTTGTGAGTAATACATTCTCAACTTATATAAATCAGTTCATGCCGGCGATAGTAAGACATGTTACAAGAATTACAGATCCAAATAAGAAAAAGTATAGCTCAAACAGCGCTTTGAAAATCTTGCAAAAGATTGCGGCACAGATTCCTGGATTAAGCTATATTGTTCCAAATCAAGTTGATCCCTATAGTGGTGATAATGTGACATATTATGCTGATAATAACAATCCTTATTTGGCAGCATTGATGTCTGCTCTAAATGCAGTGCTTCCTGCAAAAGTGGCCTATTCAAAAGATAGCTATCTTGAACAAGAATCCAAAGCAGTTGATGCTGGTACTACTGGCCCTGCAAGTTCATTTACAATTGATGGCGTACAATACAAAATATCTGATAAAAAATACCGCGAATATCAAAAACTTCGTGCTAAATTATATAAAGAATATGCAGATAAGATAATTGTAACGGACGCTTACAAGCGTATGACAAACGAGCAGAAAAAGAAACAACTTAAGAAATTGCAATCTAAAGCTACTGAAGAAGCTCGTAAACAACTTAATATTAAATGATTACGAAATTCAAAAATTTTATAAAGTCTATACTCCGACAGCTAAAGAATAAAGTGAATATCATAATATTTGTAATAGTATTGATCATAACTTATTCACCAGTTTGGCTTGTCGGAGGATTGGGCTTTATATTTCAGAACAAAGCAATGCTTGCAATCGCGACAGCTTATGCGTTATTTTGGGCAGGTCCATTTACACCATACTTTCCACTTTGTATAGGATTAACATTCATTATAAGAAAAATCTACGATAAAATAAAACGCCATAATTGGCGTCGCTGGTTGTAGATTGAAAATTGTAAAAGAAAACCCGAGCATCTCTGCTCGGGTTGATTTATTATATAAGTCGTTTCATTTCAACAGCATTCTTTTTAGCGGCTCTGATATACCAATCATAGTCAATGTCTATAAGATTGGTTTTATCAGTTACGGCATCATTGTATAATGTACAGTTATCTGGTATACTTGCAATCTTGTCATGCTTAATTATTTTGCCATCTTGTATCTTATACTTATATAAAGTACCTCTGCTTTTGTTAATAGTTGCGTAAACTCTATTAATATTAGTAGTATCAATCTCACCATTTTCGCTAGCATATAACACACCATCATATGTAGGTCCTTTCATAGTGGTCATCATAAAGTCTAAAGGCTTCATGCGCTTACGAACGGTATCTTCGATTGGAATATTTTTACAGTAATAATCAATAATACTATCATTAATAACAGGTGCATTGAGTGGCGTAAGAGGAACGTCCGAACCAGACTTTTTTGCCCATCTGCCTTTAAGTTTAGGTTTTGCATTAGGTTCAGAAAGAAGAATATAGTTGTTAACATTCTTTTGAAATACTGCATATTCTTCATCAATATCAAGAGGTATTTCAATATACTCACTAAATTCTTGTAATGCTCGATAGCAATCTTGCAGTTTATTTCTTTTAATTCTAAATAAAATACCATCGGTATTTGTTTGAATAACCAATGCTCCAAGATCAAATACAATCTTCGCCATACATGTTGTGAGCAATTGACCTGTCATACATAAAGCAATGATATTTTGAGGATCGTACAAAGGACTATGCTCTTGCCTCATTGCACCAGTGGAAGCATTCAAAATAAGTTTAATTGAATCTCTTAATCCAAAGGCTTCTTTATACTCATCAGTACCGGATAAACCTTGCTTCCGCATTTCTTTCAAATGTTTCTTCAATCTTCTACATTCACTTAATAGAAATTGAAAGCGCTCTTTGCCTTCTTCAGGTATACCAGATGCATAATAGTTATAAACAACTAACAATGAAGGATATAGATTTTCAAAGTCAGCATTGACTAAAATATAGTCGCCATCTGATATTGAATATAATGAATCTTCGTAAGTGCTATGAATACCGCCTGCTCCATAAACAAAGTTATTCTTCAAATATCTAACCTCATACGAAAAGTCGTTTGATAATTCAGTACCTTCAAACTGAGCAATAATAGTAGGATGAATTTTACTTTTGAATAACGGTTTAAGCTTTTCAGGTATTTCATAGTACGGATCATTAAGATTTTCTTTTTGCTTTGCATGAAGCATCTTTGCACACACTTTAGCAGCTGTATTCTTGATACATTCAGCCTCATCCAAATCAGATAGTCTCGAGCAATTGGCTTTTGCAGTGAGATAGCCCCAGCGAGCTTCGACTAATTTATTGGTTGCAAATACGTCATGTTTACAGTATTTAATAATCTCTTTCTTATCTTCCTCAGAAAGATTTTCTTTGCCAAATGGAATATCGGACTCTTTAATAAGTAATCCAGTATTAGACTCGAATTGTTTCAATGAACCCATAGTTTTGAGATCATCAAACAAATCTGAGAATTCATACTTTCTCCAAAAAGATAAGTCCTTCCATTTGCCATCATTACTATTGATTATTTTCTGGTTGTGCATATATAATTCTTCTGGTGTATATCCCATACATGCAAAGTTGAATATCTGCATGTCATATCCTTTAATATTGAATCCAACTAAGTAACCGAGTTTTGAGATTCTTCTTAACTCGGTTACATAGTTCTCATCATCAGAAGTGATTACTCCAAATTCGATATTGTCGGTTCCATTGTAAATGTTGTATACCATACAATTCCAATGTGGAAATACTTCCCAGTCGAATACAACTATATCTTTAGTCATCTTCTAATTCCTCAATATTAGTATCAGCTTCAGCAGGTTTCGTCGCAAAATTATTAAGGTCATTAAATCTTTCAATCTGTATTTTGAGTTCAGTGATTGCTGCAAGGTATCCAGTATCATAATTCATACCCATTTGCGAGTTATTTGTGGCATCGCTACCGAGCATAAATAATTTTGTATACTGTAGATTGGTTAAATAATCTAATAGTATTTTACGATTTACTGGAGTATCTTCAATATCATTAACAGGTATCATGCATTCTCCTTTATATCAATTCTGATAATAATACCGCATTTATAGATAACAATACGGACTTCACTATTTTCAATAACAGTTTTGTTATACTTACCGGCTTTAATATCTTCATAAGCAATGTTGATTTGTTCGAAATATTTAGTAATCATACAATATGTCCTCCATGTTTCATTTCACGTACTCTGTTGTAATTAAGTTTTTCGGATATAACGTTAGTGAGTCTTAAATCAGAATTATTAACTATAGCATCACTGCTTTCAATAAAGCTTTCAATAAGATTTATAAAGTTAGAAAATACATTTTCAATACATTTGAATGCAATTTTTTCGGCATGTTCATCGATGAGTTCTTGATTAGCAATTTCATAGTACTGTCCAAGAACTACGTGTGCTTTGCAAATAAACTCACAAAAATCTTCTCTTGTCCATTCGTCTTCAACTTTCAAACCGTGTAAGGTATATCCTTTATATCCGCAGAAGCTTAATGTTCTGATAGCAGCATCTGCCAATTCAACGTAAATACCTTCAGGCTTAAATTCGAAATCTGCATACCAGGTTGCCTCTTCTTTAATATCTCTTGTATTCCAATCATGAAATGCTTCACAGAGTTCTTCATGAATTGCGGCAATATAAGCAACATCATCTATATCTTCAGTATAGAAACCTTTGCTCTTTGCACTCGCATAGCAATAATCTTTTAATCTTTCAATAGTTTCAGTAGTCATTTTTATACCTCAGCATCAAAATTAAATTCAAGATATTTTCTACTTGCTAAATAGTCACACATATGTACATACCTTTCCCAAGTAGATTTAGGTTTAGGAAGTATTTCTTTTTTAGTTTTCCAATCTTTATTCCATTGGCCCATATGAGACATGATTAAAGAACTAAGTAATGCACCAGTTTCAGAAAGTCCTATCTTACTAAAATATTCGTCGTAAGTTACTGCGGCAATAAAAGGATGATCGGCCCTTGCATATTTCTCATGAGTTTTGCCATGCTTAAATGTGTCATGAAGTATCAATGCCGCAATAATAAAATCTTTTTGGTCATCAGTATAATTTGTCAAAGGAAACAAACCATATGCAATTCTGACAGCAGCTTGAGTATGTCTGACCAAACCACCTTCACCGAGTGCATAACTCGGATGATACTTACCAGTACTGCTTGCAGGTACTTCGAAGAAATAATCAGGTACTACATTTTCGATACAATCTTTGATTTCGTTTCTGAACTCTTCATTTTTAATATATCCGAGTTCAGTTTTGAATATGGATGCTTTTTCCATTTTAGGTAACCTCTTTTTATTTTAATAATTTTAATTTTTAATTTGAGTTTAGGCTGCTCTAAGATCATGCCTATTATATTTTATATAAAGGCCCTTATTATTTATATATAAAATTTTAATAGGCCTTAAACGCGATCATAACTCTTCCTCATTTTTTATAAATTTACCTTTCCGAACCGACAGATTAAATTCGGCGCATATATTATCGGTAAAGGTTTCAAATGATTGTCTTGATTTCCCATAATCAGAACACCAGCCAAGATATTCATGGTACTTTGAAATGAGACTTCTTCCAATAAAATCCTCTGCACAATCCAGTTCAGTTGCTTTGACCGACATATCAGAAGTTTTATTTGCTTTAACAAAACTTAAAAGAGTTGAAGATTGAGTTCTAAACTTTTCAAGTGCTTCTTGGCAGCATATTGTATCAATCAATCTATCATTTATAAGAGCCGAGTTGATTGCAAGAAATGCCTTCCAGAATAAGTATTGCATATCCTCATGAGTAAATTCCTCAATAAGATTCGAGTTACGTTTGTCAGGTGCAACTCTATTTGTAATCTCAAGAATTTCAAGTCTTCGATAAAGACCATCAGTCTTATCTTTGAACATAGGCATTTTATTACAAGAGAAAATAAACTTTGCTTCATTGACCATTTGATAAGGTTTTTCATATTTTTGTTGGACCATAATAGGTAATGTACCGCAAAGTATTTTGATTGTCGCACCATCGAGAAGAGTATTCATTGAAATATCATCACCGATATTTACCAGTTTATCTTTCAATTGAGCTGGCATGAACGGACTCTCTAAGTCTTGCATGCTGAGTGCTGCACAGTTTCCAGCACCAAGCAATCTTCTAACTAACTCACAGAATGTAGACTTACCAGTAGCACCGGGGCCTAATAAGAAAAATATTTTTTGAAATTTATTTCTTGATACAAAACAGTATCCAATAAATTCAAAAAGCTTATTCTTCTTTTCAACTGCAGATTGCTGTTCATTATCTGGAAGACCCTCAGTATATCCAGATAAGCCATTAATAAAGTTCTCTATTCTATCAGACCTTGCACAAGATGGAATAAACTCTATATCAATGTACCTTGTTGTAACATAATCAGGATTAAAATCAGATAACTCACCAGTAAGCAGATTGAGTACACCATTTCTGACTGTTATCTTTCGCCAGTCACTATTTACATTTTCCGCCGCAGTATAAGTTTTAAGTTTGATAAATTCAATAACCTCATTTCTCTTTTGCTCACCAAACTCAGCGTACCTTGCATGAATGTATCTGGCTAATTGAAAATCATCACAGTTCTCATAAAACTTACCATTGAACATATACATACCTTGATTGGTAGTAACGATTTTTAATTCTTGCAATAATTCAATAGCAATAGTATTAGGACTTATTTTTGTTACATCTGTACCTCTTTCAAGATTTTTGTCAGAGAGTACAGTTTTCTCTAATTCCTTTTGAGAAAGCGGTTCATCTAAAATGTATCTATTACAAAGAGTAACCGCTTCTTTGATTTGCTCAATAGTAACATTCTTGACAAACTTAAGTTTTGTCATTAACTCAAACAATGCGCCATTCCTACCACCTTGCTGTATTGCATTCATTTCAGGGCAATCCATTTTCTCAGGCAGTAAATACTGAGGCAAATCTGGAATAGAGTTTGCAGTAGTTACAACACGTCTATCAGGGTCATTGTAGGGAAGTACAATATAACCCGAAGCATTAGATCTGGTATCAATTTTTATACCTAATCGACAAAAGCAATTTTGTGTTTGGAATACACCTGCAATAGATTTGAAAAAGAAATGACAGCCATGTTCCGTTTCAAATATTATTGTATCAATACCTTCACCCATTAAAAGCATTTGAACTTTCTTTGCAACAGGTTTATTATCAATATCAATTATTGTATATCCATCAGGTACTATCCAGCCTACTCTATTTTGAGAGTCTTTGATTTGTGAATAAGTATAGATACTATTGTTAATAGGTGCTTTATGACTAATACCAGCTTTCAGTGCTCTTGGGTCATCTTTGAGAAATACTTCCTTATATTGTGAATTTGGAAATAATTTTTCAATTATATCAATCATCGATATCACCTAAGCCTACCATTAATTCTTTAAATAATGTATCAACATTATAATTGTTTTTAACACTTTGCCATATTTTAACCTCATATGTTCCAGCATTAATCAATGCATAAACTGTACAATTTGATTTCTGCCCACTTCTGTATACTCTACCGACAGTTTGAGTATAATCTAAGTAAGAGAAATTGAAGGTATACAATATTATGCAGCTTGTAAATTCCTGTAAGTTAACACCGATAGCTTTCTGCTCTTGTAATAGTAAGACTTGTTTCGAACAAAACTCATCGAATTTATCGGTATGACTTATCTTCGCATTGTCGAGCATTTTGACAAGACATTCATAATCATACTGATAAAGAAATACAAGTATAAGTTTTTCACGCTCTTCTAATTCAGACAATATCAAATCTTCACAATCTTTCAATTTAATATTTTCTTTGAATACAACTGCCTTTTTGGTAGCGTCATATACAAATCCATTAGATAACTGATGCAACTTTTGAATACAAGCAAGTTTATTAACAGTTTCTTGATGGTCATCTGCATAAGTGATAATACCTTTTGTAGCGTCAATAAACTGCTTAGTAACCATACCAGGAATTTTAATTTCTTTAACTGTGAGCTCTGGCAATTCAAGACAGTCTTTTGATCTAAGTACACTTGCATGGTCACCAATCCTTCTAACAAGAATATCCAATGCACCAGGCTTTAATTTATCTGGCTGATAAATAAACTTGCCAAATACCATACAAACAACTTTACAATCATAAAAGGTGTGCATAAAACTGTCATAGCTCTCTTTGAACTCATTTATATTCAAAGCATTAAATATACCCCAAACATCAAGAAAGCTTGTTGCATATGGAGTTCCAGTTAAACCCCAAGCATATTTACAGTTATGGGGTTTTGTCAGATTTTTTACAACACGAGCGATGTTAGATTTTCTGCTTTTAAGCTTATGGCATTCATCGCAGATAATATAATCATAGCGGTTAGTTTTATAGAATTCTCTGTGCCTGCTCAAATATTCATAAGACTTTAAATCAACATCATGGTTAATAGGTAAGTCGCTATACTTCTCCCACATATGCCTCATAACATATGCAGGAGATAATATTAACAATTTACCTCTCGGTAAAGAATTAACTGCAGCAATGACGGTATTTGTTTTGCCAGTACCTACTTCCCAAAACAAACATGAGTGTCTATTTGCTAACAGATAATTCTTACCGGTTTCTTGGTGAGGAAATAATTTTTCAATCATCTTCAGGCACCCCGATTTGAGAATTATCAAGTAGTATTTTTAAGTAATTCATAAATGAATTAGCAGAAAATTTATTATTAACGGCTTCTTCATGCGCCATGATTACTTGCAGCAATGCTACAAGAGCATAAGTCATCTCTTCACCAGTAGTGCCTTGACTAATAGATACTCTATAATCTTTCTTATCTGCTAATACATTGAGTTCCTCTGTATCGCATGTAACCTTAAAAATAGTTTTGTTTTTTCTTTTCATGTTTTAATTTCCTCGCAAATTCATTGAATTGCTCTACAAAATCTTCATAAGACCAAACAATCCAGTACTCGCCGCCAGCTTCTCGTATATTTTTACAAGTAACCTTTTGAGCATCAGATTGTATGCCGTCTTCTTGCTTAACCTCAATACCTACAAAGCGGCCTTTTATGCAGCAAATGATGTCAGGTATCCCTACCTTCATAGCAGCACTTGCTGCATGCTTAAAGAACCAACAATTGATACCTAAGCTTGTCAAAGCCGTTTTAATCTTATTTTCTATTACTTTTTCACGCATCTCAATGTCCGGAAGTCCCAATCAAGAAGCTCATGTACTGTATCAAAACCCACAGGACAACCGCAAGAATATTTACCTTCTTGGCAAGGTCTCTCAACACAAGTAGGCATGAAGAATTTATCGAGTAAACCAGTTTTCTCAATAACCTTTTCAACCATAAGTCCTACAACATACCTGGTTTCATTAGTATTTCTTCTGCAGAGTCTTTGATTTGCAATAAACATGAGTTCTTCAAGGTTGACTTTAATTAAAATATTGTTACGTACACACATAGGCATTACATACCCAGCAGCGTCAGTATCAATACTATTGCTTACCAAACTTGCGTACATCTCAAGAGACTGTTTACAATGTTCAATGTAAGCATCCTTTATAGTATTATCATGATTGCAAAGTATGTCATAAGGCACCACAAACATTTCTCTTGAAGGAATTACATTTTTAGTAAGGTTTGCATATTGAATGCTACCAGACATAATATCACACCCGATATGATGCGTAATAATTTGGGATAAAAATCGCCGTGATGCACCAGTAATGATAAACTTAAATTCTGTAAATCTTGCGATTTTAGAATGCGGGAGTTCAAGCATCTTATTGATTTTTGTCATATCCCATTTTTCTTTTTTAGCAATGTCCGCAGGATTATCAAATTTACCCATACTTCTGGTCATTTGACATGCCGATTGAACATCACTGAGTGTATCTGCACTGATTAACTGAACTTTAATTTTATCCATTGATTGACCTCACAAATTCACGCGTTTTGAGTGCTTTTTCTTTTTCTTCAGGTGTAAGCGGTCTGAGCGCTTTCATAACAATTTTAGAATAAACGATATTAGTTTTATTCTGTGCCTTTTCGAGAGTGAAAGAAGTTACAACATCATTCAAGAACATACCTTTTGTAAACAGCTTAGTTGCATATGCATTGAGTACACCAGTAGAACTTACCGGAAGAAGCAAGCTATAAGGAAGCATTTCGCCAGACAATTGAATAAACAGCTGATGTTTTTCTTTGCAAGCTTTACCACCATTCTTACCAGATCCAAATTCAGCATAAGGACAACCTTCGCAAAGTACAGGTTCGTATGCAATATCATCGCCTGCGCCATTATCTATTCTTCTCATACCATTTATACCATCTTTAGAGAAGCAATCAGGCGGCTGACTGGAACCATCAAAGTCACCAGCAAAATATACATTCATAGGACCATGATCGACAATGACACCGATAAGTTCTTTATAAGGTTCCTCATCAATATCAAAGTATACATTACCACCAGATGGTATTTTGAGTTGCGGACATTGCAACTGAATACCATTCAAGTTTTGCATAGCATCTTCAGTGAAAGATACCAAGTTAAAATTTTCTTTTGTTACGAGTTCATTTGACATTTGATTGCCTCCAATAAATTGTTATATAATTTCTGCAATGATCAGATATTTCAGCTATATATCCATTCTTTTTAAGTTCAGTAATAACCCTATCTGTAAGGTCAGAATTCTCACACTTAAAAGTTACTTGAAACTCACCATCTTTTACTGCTTCTTGAATGAGTTCATCAAGATCCTTGAGTAAAGCTGCATACCGCGATTGCAAATATTGTCTAGCTTGCTTATCAGCTTCTACTGCACTTATCATTATCTACCTCCATCAACTGTAATAGTCGACATAAAGCAATTCAAGCTCACCGCGCAATTTTTTACTCATTTTATAGTTACCGTCGAGAATTTTTTCAAGAACCTTCTTTGTTTCACTATAAGATTTATCGTTCCATTGCGAAACAGGCTCTCTCGGCTGTTGAATTTCGGGACGCATGCTGCCCTGTCGATACGTAATAACGAATACATCATCTCCAACGTTATTTTTGAGTTCGTCAAGATCAACACTTCCGTCCTCTACAAAAATAAATGTCTTAATCATTATCTACCTCCATTTAACTTATTGTTGAAATATTTTCTGCAGTAATCTTACCATTACTTGAAACAACATAACTTTCCGTATATTCTTTATAAGTAAAATATGCAGCACGCATTACACTTATATCCCAAGTAATATATAAAGTAAACTCATACAAACTTATACAAAGATAACCTTTTTCTTCAAGATAATTGCGTACGCCATCTCTAATTTCTGTACTTTGAAAATCTTCTTGAATATGTGTTTTACCAACTTTACTCGCTTCTTCAATGTGTTTCAAAGTACAGTCAAATACTATATTTATAGTTCTTTTAAGTTCAGAATTTGGTGTTGTTAAAAGTTTCTATAGCTTTCATTTCTTTTTGCTCCTTACCACTACGTGGGTTTCATCGTACGGCTTTACCAGATTAAAATATTCTTTTGGTAATTCACCATCATTTGCTTCGACAATATTTTGCATGTAGCTTGTTAAAGCTGCTGCAGAGATACTAAATAAATCAAACGCTTCATTCCTAAGTTTCTCGACAAGTCTATCCTTATTTTCAACGACAGGAGACCATCTTGTTTTAGTTTCAAGTCTAAAGCTTAATCCAGAAACGTTATCTTGAGATGCAATTTCAAATTTAAGTACTTCACTTGCTACCATCTCATTACAGAGTTGCCGTCTCAATTGTTCATATATTTTTTTCTTTTCATCAGCTTCGGCTTGCGCAATTTCATAATCAAGTTTTGCAATTCTGAGCTTCTGAGCAGTCAATGCATACTTATCCATTTATTTACCCTTTTTCAAGTTATTGATATCAAAGTCTTCTACTTGAGGTTCCGCTTCAGAGGGTTCAGTAGGTTCTTGAGCAGTCTGAGACATATCATTTCTAACAGAGAATTTACCACCGTCATACTGTACAGGACAGACCTTCATAATACAATCTTGACAAATATCAAGTTCTTGCATTATAATACCTAAACCATTCTGATCCATAACAAGAATTGGGGTAGTAATTCTGTTGGTGTCTGCGATTTTCTCACAAATGTCACAAGTGTGTTGAATTTTAACCATTTTAATCATCTCCTTTGAATTCTTCAAAACATTTATCACTGCAAAAGTCATACCATTTGTCGCCTAATTTGCGAGCAAGCCAACCTTTGTCTTTCAACTTAGCTTGACTGCCTTTATAATCAGGCTTTGCTTTGAATTTGAAATCTACTTTCTTTTCGCATAAATCACATTTACAGTGAAGTATGCCACCGGTTCCAAATTCAGGGTTCCAAGTTACTTCTTTCATTTAATACCTCCATAGAAATTTATAAAATCTTCAATAAGGTCTGTCTTATTGAGATTTGACTTGTGAATAATCTGGTCAACTGTACCCTGTGCAATCAAATAATAATATGTACAGAAGTGATTTTGACCTGTTCTGTATATTCTGCGCTTTGCTTGATCCATATCACCCCAGTTATGGGTTTCTGAATAGAATATACATTTATGCGCTTTAATCAAAGTAATACCAAGAGATGCTGTTTGTAAATTACCAACAAATATCTTGATTTTGGGATTATTCTCGAATTCTTGTACCTTATCAAAACGGTCTTTTACTGAACCATTTATACCTGTGCAAATATCTTTATATTTATTAATAAAATACTCATACTCTTTTGTATACTTAACGAATAATACAACCTTCTCGCCGTTATCAAGAATATCTGAAATTAATTGTTCACAATCATTACGTTTGGGAGAAGCATATTCTACGCTTCCTGTTATCTGTTGAGCTTCACAAATTCTTTCAAGTGCTTTCTTGTCTGACGCATATACTCCATCGAGTTGTATCAATTGACTCACATCTGGATGAACAGGAATTACAATATCTTCCCATTCAGGCATATCAATGAAGTCTGTTATTTTACCAAAAATAGTATATGGAGAGATGAGCTGCATTAATTCATATGTTCTACCTGCACCGCCATTTGTTATATATCTTGCTTTGAACTGTGCTGCGGTAAGACCATTCCAAATTTGAGGACCTGTGCAAGTAAGTATTCCAAATAAATCCATCAAATCACGCGTTATAGGTGTACCAGTTAAGCAAAGAGTGCGTGTTGTTTTAACATATTTGGATATGCATTTATGCGTTTTACTGCTGCAATTTTTGATTTTATGCGCCTCATCAAGTATCACTAAATCAAAGTTTGATACACTTTTTATGCTTAAAAACTGTTCATAATTTTTAATGCAAACAGCAGTCATAATATTCTCAGATACGAGCATGTCAAGATCTTCGTATCTTGTGTATGAAATATGAAATACTCTTGACAATTCGTATTCCCACATTGAGATCAAAGACTTAGGACAGACTATCAAAAGTCTTTTTGGTGAGAGTTCTTTTGCAATGTACAAAGCAGTAATTGTTTTTCCTAAGCCCATATCAAGAAACAAATTTGCTTTTGGGTGAAAGATTTCTGGAGTATTTTTATAATAGTCGATTATCTTTTTTACCCATGTTTTTTGGTAGTCATAAAGTTCCATTTAATTTTCCTCACATAATATATAATGCGTATTATGCAAAAATTTATGCTTTATTTTTAATATTTTCGAAATTTTTAAGCACAAAAAGTAAATTTTATGCATTAAGCGCGGGCGCTAACGTGCTAACACTTCCCGTTACACGATCGTGCGTTATCTAACCGGAAAAGGCCCGTGAAAACTACGTGAAAATACATAAAACAATTACGAGCGATCGTGTATCGGGTTGTGTTATTGTGCGCAACGCTTGCCCAGGTGCGCGCACGTAAGGCATTATAAACTTAGCATAAAACATTCAATATTTGCTTTGAATAGAATACTTAAACCTGTGTCATCTTTGTACTGGTCAATAAACCAAAATTGCTTGATATTTGCTTTTGCATTAACAATTAAAGCTGCACAAGTAGGACACGGAGAACTTGTACAAATCATAATTTTTGGTTTATCAAAATTCTCATTTTTAACTAAGCAATTTTGCTCTGCATGCGCACAACCAAATTTCGATACTTTCTCACACAAACAATTCTCTTGCTCAATAGGTCCTCCGTTAATTCCAATGGAGTATATTTGAGTAAAATCTTCCGATACTAAAATCGCTGCTACTTTATCCTTTTTGCATTTACTCAATTTCTGTAAATCAAGTAAATAATTCACTGTTGCCAATTCCTTTTCACTCAGATGCTTTACAACAAAATTTAATTCTGTATTATCTGTCCACATTTATTGTTTACCTCTAAACATTATTTTATACGTGCGTATAAATATATTAATTAAAACGCGTTTAGGCTATCCTAAGATCGCGCCTATTGCGTTTTATATACAGGGCCCTTATATTTTATTACGTTTTATATAAAGGCCCTTAAACGCGATCTAAATGCTTCTATATATTATCGCACATATCCTTATAGAAACACCAGTTACACCACTTTTTTCTTTTAGGAAATTCGCCTGAAAGAATCTTTTGTTTGGTTTCTTGTACTCTATTCCATTCAACTTCACAATCATGCATACTTGGATTATACTGCACTTTGTTTACAATTCTTGAGTCAAAGAAAGGTTTGATATTGATATATGCAACATCTACATTCTTTGGATCAATATTGTTTTCAGTACAATAAATATACTTGTAAATCAAAAGCTGTCCTTCTTCAAAAATAGAGTCTACTGTTTTAGGTTTCTTAGTGACTTTATAGTCTGCAATGATAATTTTACCTTTATCTTCAAATTCATCTTGCATTAATAAGTCAATATATCCTATAAAGTCATCTTTTTTGATTTCAAGTTCTTGACCAAGTATAGTATTGATACCTTTTATCTTATCAGTAT